TAAACTTCGCAAATCTCATCCAGGTTGGAATGATGTTTTGAGAAAAGCATCAAAAGCACCTGGTTCCAAAGTTCGTCCTGTTTAATCTTTTCTCAAATATATGCCTGCAAAAAGAAAGACACCAACCCGCGTAGTTCCATTTGGAATGAGTAATAACAATATGAAAAGAAAAAAACCAATCAATACTGATTTCATGAAAAATGTTGTTCCTCTTACAGAGAATCAACAAGAACTTTTCAGATGTTACAAAAATGATCAAAATATTGTTGCTTATGGTGCAGCAGGTACAGGAAAGACCTTCATAACCCTCTACAATGCCCTGAGAGATGTTCTTGACCCTAAGACACAATATGAGAAGATCTACATCGTTAGATCGCTTGTAGCAACCAGAGAGATCGGATTCTTGCCTGGAGATCACGAAGATAAGTCTTCGCTTTATCAAATTCCATATAAGAATATGGTAAAGTATATGTTTGAGTTACCAACCGAATCTGATTTTGAGATGCTTTATGGTAATTTAAAAACTCAAGGAACGATTTCTTTTTGGAGTACATCCTTTATTCGTGGCACTACTCTTGATAATGCAATCATCATTGTTGATGAATTCCAAAACTTGAATTTCCACGAACTTGATAGTATAATTACTAGGGTTGGTGAAAATTCAAAGATTATGTTCTGCGGTGATGCTACTCAGTCTGACCTTGTTAAGTCTGCTGAGAAGAATGGTATCGTTGACTTTATGAGAATTCTACGTATTATGCCTTCTGTTGACATCATTGAATTTGGTGTAGAAGATATTGTACGTTCTGGTCTTTGTAAAGAATATCTAATTGCAAAATCTGATTTAAATCTATGAATTTTATTCATCATAATTATCTGGGTGATATTGAACTTAACAAAAAAGAAACAAATGGTATCCGTCTCTACCATCTTCCAAATGGAGAATGGGTGCCTTCTATCACTTCGGTAACTTCTTTTTATAACCGACAGATCTTTGCTGATTGGCGTAATCGAGTTGGTATTGAAGAAGCAAATCGTATTACAAAGAAAGCAACTGCTCGTGGTACTGACTTTCATGAAGTAGCACAAGATTATCTTTTAAACAAAGAACTTGATTGGGATAATTATCTCCCAGCATCTAAGTTTATGTTTCATCATTTGAAGCCTGAACTAGATAAGATAAATAATATTCATGCTATTGAAAGAACACTTTATTCTGAGTACTTTGGACTAGCGGGTAGAGTTGACTGCATTGCTGAATATGAAGGAGAACTCGCAGTCATAGATTTCAAAACATCTGAAAAGATCAAACCTGAAAAATGGATTGAGAATTACTTTGTTCAAGAGATGTTTTATGCTTCTGCATACTATGAAATGACTGGAATCCCAATTAAAAAACTGATTACTTTGATGGTAACTCCTGGTGGAGACGTGAAAGTATTTGACAAAAGAAACAAAGGGGATTATATTAAGTTATTAGTTCAATATATTAAAGAATTTGTACATCACAATACTAGGTCAGAGAATGGAGAATGAACTAGAAAAAGAATTAGAAAAAAAGTTTTTCTGTCCCTCCAAATTTGCACAAGAGATTGAGCATCTTGTTCAATATAATGAAGATATGAGTTATATTGATGCGATTATTCACTTCTGTGAAAATAATGGTGTTGATCTGGAGTCAGTTCCTAAGTTAATTTCAAAACCATTGAAAGAGAAACTTAAGTACGAAGCAATGGAACTTAATTTCTTGAAGAGAAGTTCCAGAGCAAAATTGCCTTTTTAATTCATTTTTAGGTAGAAAAATTCCCGGCAAAAATTTCACCCCTATTAGATTTTTTTGATGATGCCTGTTGATGCCTACCGTTGTTATTTGTCTATGAAGAATCATTTCACGAAAGACAAATATGACTATCATAAGTATTGCGGCAAGAGTCGTGCGAGCGTTGAATCTTTTTACAAACGTAAAGATCGATTCTGGTTTGAGAAGTTGGCAAGAAATAAAAAAGATAAGGAAGTAGAAGAGTTCTTTATTTCTAACTTTATCGCCTGCACTGATCCAAGTAAGCTTTGGATAGGAGAATTAATGAGAGAAGGTGAAGATAGATATATGTCTTGGAAGAAAAGGACTCAATCTCTTTCTTATACTTTTAAGCAAGAGTTAGAATCTATTCTTACCAACCAAAATTTTGATTCTATATTTTCAAGTAAAAAAGATCATCCGCCACTTCTTAAAAAGTATTTGAGTGGACAGACATCTATCGAAACTATGGTAATCTTGGATATGATACTTGGATATCGAAAAGAATTTGATAATCGTATTCAAGATCCAGTGTGGGAAACCGTCAGTATGAGAATAAAAAAGTATTCTCCTTTCCTACATATAGATGTATTTCGTTATAAAAAAGTTCTTAAAGAGATCGTTTTAGGAGAGAAATGAGTTTTTTTGATTCAGAAGTCGTCCGATCTGAGATGGCTGAAATTAGTGAACTTCAAGAAAGCGTTTATCATAACGTTTTTAGGTTCCCCACAATGTCAAAAGAAGAAAAACTTTCTCATGTCGATATATTAGAAAAACTTCTTGATAAACAAAAAGTTCTTTATACTCGATTGAGTTTATCTGATGACCCTGAAGCAAAGAAAATGAAAGAACGCATTGTCAAATCTGCTTCTTTGATGGGACTACCACCTAACGTGGATATGGGAACCATCTTTAATAACATGTCTAAAATGCTGAATGCAATGAAGCAGCAGATTGACAAAACAGGTTTTGATCTGTAGAATAACGAAGTACAACAAGCCAAATCCGTACAAATACGAGGTAATCCGAATGTCTTTCGCAAATCTTAAAAAGCAATCTTCTCTTGGTTCTCTCACTTCTAAACTGGTGAAGGAAGTTGAGAAGATGAACAATACTTCTAGTGGTGCTGATGAGCGTCTCTGGAAACCCGAAATGGACAAGACCGGTAATGGTTTTGCAGTTATCCGTTTCCTTCCCGCACCTGATGGAGAAGAACTTCCTTGGGCAAAGATGTACTCTCATGCTTTCCAAGGTCCTGGTGGTTGGTATATCGAAAATTCTCTGACTACTATTGGTCAGAAAGATCCTCTTGGCGAATACAATCGTGAACTCTGGAATAGTGGAAACGATGCAGATAAAGATACTGTTCGTAAGCAGAAGCGTAAACTGTCATACTACAGCAATATCTATGTTGTGAAGGATCCTACCAATCCTCAGAATGAAGGTAAAGTCTTTCTTTATAAGTATGGTAAAAAGATCTTTGATAAGATTATGGAAGCTATGCAACCTGAGTTTGAAGATGAAACTCCAATCAATCCTTTTGATTTCTGGCAAGGTGCAAACTTCAAACTGAAGATTGTGAAGAAAGATGGTTATTGGAATTATGATAAGTCCGAGTTTGATAGTACTGGCCCTCTTTTGGACGATGATGATGCTATGGAAGCAATTTGGAAAAAAGAATATTCTCTCAGTGCTCTAACTGCCGAAGATCAGTTCAAGACATATGAGCAACTTGAAGCACGTCTAAAGATGGTTCTTGGGCAAAAGTCTTCATCTCGTCCTCGTTATGACGAAGAAACTGCTGATGAAGATGATAATCGTGGATCTTATACTCCCGACTTCTCTTCCCGCAACTCAGAACCAGATTTCAATGCACCAGATATCACATTGAAAGAATCAGTTTCAGAAGATGAAGATGATGCTTTGTCATATTTTTCTCGCCTTGCAAATGAATAAATAATAATACCTGTAAGTCGCATTATAGGTAGAAGAGGTGCTTTCGGGCACCTTTTTTTATAAATAGTATTGCGACTTACAGAGTAGAACTATGGAACTCAAAGAGTATCACTATGTCTATTATTCCTATGAGGAATATGGTAGAGGATATTTTGGTAGTAGAACTTGTAGATGTCTTCCAGAAGAAGATGTAAAATATTTTGGTTCATTCAGTGATAAAACATTTAAACCAACTCAAAAGATAATACTCAAAAGTGATTATTCTACAAGAGAAGAAGCATATGTTGATGAGATTATTCTACAAGAATATTATAAAGTAGTAGAAAATCCTCATTTTGCTAATAGAGCATATCAAACATCAACGAAGTTTTTTTATGTTCCTACTAAAAATTCTTCTAAAAAAAGAAAACCAATGTCAGAGGAACAAAAAATAAAATTAAGTAATATTGCTAAAGGTA